GGATGAATCAGAAATCATCCGGAAGCCGCCATACTACAGAGATATTTTCTTTTATCTTTTACGCAAAGCTGTCTGGAAAGACTGTACCAGGCGAGGCTATAAATTAAAACGGGGTGAAATTCTGACATCTTATAAAGAGATTTCTGGCGACCTTTATTGGGTTGTTGGAGCCAGGACAGATCGGTATCAAAATTGGCAAATTCATAGAGCTTTCAAGTACTTAACGAAAGCCCATATGATAGTAACACGAAAGACCACACGGGGGTCTATCGTAAGTATTGTAAATTATGATAAATATCAGAAGCCAGGGGCTTACGACCGTAACCACGATAGTAACACGAAAGACCACAGGTTATCTATTATAGAAGAATTAATAAGTAATAAGTATGGAGAGATCCCTTTTCCAAAAAAATTCCCAGTGGAGAAATTTGCAGTATGGGAATTTGAACGAAGAAAAAATAACAGCGCACCAAAAATGACCGAGACCATGAGAAAGACGGCTCTGACCCATATTTTAAATGCCGGTAAGCGCAAAGAGGCTTTTATCGGTATTGGTTATAATACAATCACGGAGCTGCTGGAGCATGCCGCCGAGAATCGTTGGCGTGGATTCAGCTGGCTGAAACAAAAATTAAATCAATGGGAAACCAGGCAAAAGCAGTACCAGGATAGGAAGGAAACCGACAATCGCCCAGATATACCTACATTTGACCAGCTGGAGCAGTTTAAGGGGAAAAAGAAATGATGGATTATGTGCCGCCGAACAATATTGAAGCTGAAGAATCAGTCCTGTCCGCACTTTTAATTGACAATAAATATATCGATGACGTGCGCGATATCCTGGCTGCCGGTGACTTTTACCGGACGGCCAATCAAAAGATTTATGGGGCCATGATAGATCTGTACATCCAGGAAAAGCCGGTGGACCTGGTGACGGTCATGGCCGAATTAAGATCACGCAATGAATTAGAAACTGTGGGCGGAGCTGCCTATCTGTCCAGGACAATCGAGGCTGCACCCATGGCCACCAGTGTGGTCCATTACGCCAGGCTGGTCGCCAACTGCAGCATCCGGAGAAAGCTGATCCTGGCCGGTCACAAGATCACCCAAAAAGCTAACAGTCTCCATGAAAATATAGACGATGTATTGGATAGCTGTCAACAGGCTGTCTTGGGAGTCAATGCTGCTGATGACATCAAGCACGCCACGGCCAGTGAGGATCTAATTGAGATCATAGATCAACTGGAGGCTGTCTGGGATCACAAGATCTTAATCACCGGTGTGCCGGTGGGCTTTGGATCCTTTACTCGATCTTTGTGCGGGTTGCAAAAATCAGATCTGATTATTCTGGCCGGTCGGCCGTCCATGGGCAAAACTGCCATTGCTATCCAGATGGTCAAACATGCAGCTGATGCCGATTACCGGCCGTTTGTATTTTCTCTGGAGCAGCCAAAGTCCCAGCTGTATCATCGGCTACTGGCTTCTGAAACCAGGATCCCGACCACGGCCTTTAGATCCGGATATTGGAGTAAAGATGACTGGTATAAAATATCTGATGCCAGTGCAAACCTGGCCCAGCTCAAATTTAGAATCGATGATCGCGGAGGCTTAAGTTACAAAGAGATCCGCAAGGTGGCCAGGATGGCCAAGAGAAGTTATGGATCCAATTTTTTTATTATCGATCACCTGGGGCTGGTGACGGGCGCTGGTCAGAAGTCTCGAAACGATGAAGTGGGCGTTTATACCAGGCAATTTAAAATTATGGCCAAAGAGTTGGAAGTGCCAGTCATGGTCTTAAGTCAGTTGTCCAGGGCCGCTGATGGCAATGAGCCAAAACTGTCTCACCTTAGAGACTCCGGCAATATTGAGCAGGACGCTGATGTGGTGGCCTTTATCAACCGGCCGGAGATGTACGATAAGTCAGACGAGGTCAAAGGAATAGCTGATTTGATTATAGCTAAACAAAGGCAGGGACCGCTGTGCAGGACAAGGCTGGTGTGGCTGAGTGAAAGCACCAGGTTTGAAATGCTGGCAACAGGAGAGGAGTGTGGATATGAGTAAACAACATGATAAAATTTTGGAGATCATTCAAGGTCATTATCGTGACAATCCTATTACCAGTGCGGAGATAGCAGAGCGTCTTAAGATTGAAGACAGTACGGCCTGGCCCAAAACCAGGCGGCTCATATTGGAGACTATGGGCTTTAAACGGATAGCCATTGGTGCATGCCGAAAGGGATATTATTTAATTTCCAGTGAAACAGAGCTGAATGAATATACCCAGGATCTGGCAAGTCGAGCCGAGGAGATCACCGGCCGGATTGAGCTGGTGCATAACTGTTATTACGAAAGAAACGGTGCTGACAATGAAACCAATCTTTAACTCCTGGATCCTGGCGGCCATGACTCTGGGTATGTTGGTCTGGGTAATAGTGCTTAACTGCCAGACCCGTGAGGAGCTGGGCCTTTCCAGGGCTACCAGGCAGAAAATGGATTTGAAGCTGCACACATTTAATATGCGAAAGTCAGATCTACATCTGGAGTTGTGGGAAAATCGCAGGGATATATTTCATAATCGTGCGGAGATCGCCAAAGTCCGTGCCATTATGATACCGCCGAATTATCATATCACTTTAATCCCGCTGCTGGTACCGGATAAGCTGGCTGTACCGGCTGGCATGTTGAAACCGGAAAATTTACCTAAAAAGGAGAAAACACAATGAGCGGAGTCACTATTTTGGCGCTGGACCTGGGCCGGAGTGTCGGCTGGGCTGTGCTACAAAATGAGATTACCACCACCGGCACACAGGAATATCCACAGAAACGTGGCGAATCACCAGGCATGCTGTATCTGCGTTTTGGTAGTTGGCTGGAAGAAATGCACAAAATTATGATGAAAAAACTGGGCCTGGTGATTTATGAGCAAGCCCATCACAGGGGTGGAGATGCTACCCAGATTGGCGTGGGGCTGCAGACAAAGGTCATGGAGTTTTGTGCCAAGTATGAGATCGAGTGCATGATTGTCCACACATCCACACTGAAAAAATTTGCCACCGGAAACGGGGCGGCCAGTAAAGAGAAAATGATGGAAGCTGCCAGGGCCAAAGGATATTCACCGGCAAACGATGACGAGGCTGATGCTGTGCTGATGCTGGAATATGCCAGAGATGAAATCGGCGCTTAACTTAAACCTGAAAAGGAGGAAAACATGACTATTTACAACCCTAAACCGATCATTGAAAAATTGGAAAAAGCTGGTGTGGAAGCTGTTAAAAAGAAACGGGCAAAAGGCCTTTATCAGGTCCACAAACTGCCAATAATTGATAAATGGCTGGCTGACAAGGCCAGAGAAATAGCAGCTGCCGATAAGGTTAAAGCTGAGATCAAAGAGAAGACCAAAGCCCAGGCCAAAAAAGAAGCTACACCACCGCCTAAAGTCACGCCACCAAAGGCTAAAAAACCGCCCAAAACCAAGGCCAAAAAACCGGCCAAGGCCAAGGCTAAAATGAAACCGGCCATTAAGTCACAGGCCAGGCGCAGAGGCATGATTAAGCCGAAACGATAAAGGGGGAGCCATGCACATCAGCTTTAATGAACGGCAAAAAATTTCTGACATGGTCCTAAAACTTATGAATGACTATGAAAGCGAGATCGAGGACGCCTACTGCAATACTGATGGTGAATTTAAGATTGCCTTCGCCGCCAAGATCAAGCCCAAAGGAAATGCCAAAGTAGTTACGACGGAAATATCTTTTGATCCGGCCAAAAAGATCAAGGATAAGATTACAGAAACCATGGATCCGGATCAGAAAAAACTACCATTAGATGACAAAAAAGAAACTTAATCAACTGGTTTAAAACAATTTGACCAATGGATGAAACTATCGAATTTTGCGGTGAGCTGAAGTGGGAAACCGACGAGGCTTATCTGGTCAGTGATGGCGACAATGATATCTGGCTGCCTAAAAGCCAGGTCCAGTCTGCCCGTCTGATATCTGGAGATGATTGGGAATTTGAGATCCCACTTTGGCTGGCTGAAAATGAAGGTATTGTCTAAGGAGCGCAACTTGAAACTTTACTGTATGTGTAAAATCACCGGACCTGGTCAGTATCAGATGGGCCGTGTCCTGGATAACCAGGTGTATCTGGCACCAAATCGGTTTGTGCCGCCCGAAAAGGTCGATGGTAGACGGTCTGTGATTTTGCCGGTTTGGATGGAAAATATTGATATGGGTATAGAGCAAAGGGTGCCAATTAAATCCGGTGCGAAATATCCAAATATACATCCAAAAACCACAGGCCAGATTGCCAAGGAGCATAATAAGCTGCGGGAAAACACCAGGCAGCATCACCCTAACGTAGACCTGTATCACTGCGCCCGTTGCGGTGCCATGGTCTGCCTTGAAGGCTGAAAGGAGCGCATTATGGATCTAAAAGATTTGGAAAATCGTTTCAATTACCATGCACCAAAAACG